ATCAGCCGAACCCGTACCCAGCTTCGTCTCCACAGCAATCGCCGCAGCATTCACATTGTTCGTCTGAAGATCATGCTCCTTACCCGACGCATCCAGGTCGTCAGTCGAAGCAATATCGGTCCGCAACGTCGTCGAAGACGTATCCAGACTCGTCGGGTAGTTCGTAGCCATACCTCAGCCCCCTACGGAGTCAAATCCAGCGTCCAAATACCGGACGCATTCCAAGTGATCGTGAACGTCCCAGCACTAGAGCTGTAGTCGGCACCGAAATCGACCAACGCCACCAACTTGTCGCCCGTCAACGTGTCGTCATACACAACCGCGGCACGGGCACTAGAAATAGTCGAAGTAGTCCACGACACATCCGCGGCATCAAACGTGATCGTCCCCGACGACCCCGTCAACGTCACCGACGTGAGCGCAGCACCACCCGCCGTGTAACCGGTGCCACTGACCTCGTTGCCAGACAGGTCAGCCCACTCGTCGTGAGTATCAAAATCGGGGGTAGCCGAGTTCGTAATCATTCCGCATTTGAACGTGTCCGACCCCGTATTCACCGCCAACTGTGTCGCATCCAGAATGTCTAAAAACGTGGGCACAAAAAGCCCAGAGGCTGAAACAGCCATTACCGGTCACCTCCCTGGATGACTCGAAGTTCAACCGAAGCAGGAACAACCTTGGCGTCTACACGCCCATCCCAATGCTCGGTTTGGACCCCACCGACCTTGCCGTCAGAGTCCCTGAGAACAGGTTTACGATTAGACGCGCCGCGCTTCGTCAAAAAACCAACCGACGCATACTTGCCGTCAGTCACCGCTTCGGCCTCCGAGGCTTCCGCACCTTGTAACCCACGACACGTCTCCTCTCGCTCATCGACGGGGGACCGAGGCGCTTGCCAGACCCCGGCCCCCGTCAATAAACGTCACGACCCCTAGTTGGAGCCGATGCTGGAAGCTGATTCGATCCGACGGATCGCAGCCTCCCTGAAACGGCCGTAACCGCACATGCTGTACCAGCCAACCGGCTGGAAACGGCGCAGCGAATCGGTCACCGGGCCGAACACAACAGACGGGTTCTCCCCGTAAGTGGTGCTGTAAGCCTTCGCCAACGCCTGCTGGCCGATCAGAACCGTGCCATAGACATCGGTTGTCGTGGACCCACCGTCAGCCACCAGAAGTGCACGCGGAGTCTCAATGAAGTCAACTCCATCGAACACCCCGATGCTTCCCTGGCGGACACCGGCAGCGTCCTGACGAATCTGGAATGAACGCAGATCCGTGACCGCTGTCCCCTCGATGAAATCGTAGACAACATCAGGGTGAATGAACCCGATGTACGACCCACCCGAGAATGTAGGCACCGAAGCCGAACGCAACGCCGCTACCTGCTCACGCACAGCTGACGAAGTGATCGTGTTGGACGACGTGATCGCACCGCGGCTTGACTGCCCGATGTATTTCACGTTGGAACCGGCCTGCAAAACGTCTGCTGCTACCTGATCCATGCTGTCAGCAGCGTTGTAACCGACGATGTTTGCCGCATCGGAATCTACGCTGAGAAACGACTGGCCTCTGAGGGCTGCCGTGGTGATGACCGCGTTGCCGTATTCGACAAGACTCACGGTCACGGTTGAATCGCTCATAGCGACGGCCGTCACATCCGAAGTCTCTGTCAAAGCCGAAGTGGCCTGCGACAGATCCGCATAGATGTTGAACGTCACACCAGAACCACGATGGGACTGACGTGTTGCCTTCACAGAAGCGTAAGAATCATGCAACGGGTTTGACCGGTACGCGAAATACGCCAACTGCTCGAAGGCTACCTGATCGCTAGAAAGCGATGACTTCTGTGTATAAGCCATCTAGTTGTTACTCCAAGGGAAAGGGAGAGCCTTTATCCTTGAACGTCGAACTCGTAGCCATGCGACCGCATCAAAGCCTTCAACTCGGCTTCATTCTGCGTAGCCCCGATCTGAGTGTTCAGATCGACCGGTTGAACCGGTGGAGCAACCCCAGCCTCAGCGATCCTCTGCTGTGCAGCCAACTCCTGATGCAAAGTGATTACATCCCCCGAACCCGGGAGAGCCACCACATTGTCAGGAAGCGTATCTCCGCCAGGTTCACCACTGATGAACCCTGCTTCGACTGCTGCCGTTCGGATCGCTTCCGACTCGATTTCGCCGTCATACCCTTTTACGAAATATGATTGACGTGAATCAGTTGGGTCGATTCCTGCCGACCGGAACGCTTCTGCCCGCTGCAACCCTGCCAACTGGGTTTCCAACTCGGAGGCTTTCGTCTCCGCCGTTTTCGCCCGGTCTTCGAGATCCCGCCGCCAACTGCGTTTCGGTTCGTCGCCGTCTTCTAGTTCGACAGTCTCAGACTCTTGCATCTCAGCCATCTATGTTCACTCCCTGCCCTTGTCGCACCCGTCGGGGAGGCCGATGGGTGGTGGTCGATGTTGCAGCTCCCACGGATTCAGATTCCGCGGCCGTCAACATCTAAAAGAAACAATAACAGCCCCCACTAACCCGTGTCCGAAGGCAACTAACCGGGGATACTATTTGGCCGAACCAAGCCCTATATAGCCGCCCTGGGTTAGTGCCGGACCACCGCTTTGAGCAAACTTGGACAACCGGGTTTGCCGCCGTTTCTCTATGCGACGCGCCGCTTCCGGGTCGGTACCAAACTCTGCACCAACCAGTTGGGTACGGGTGATATCACCTATGTCGCCCACGGATTCTTCCGCGATGGTGGACTGCGCTATTTCCTGGAAACCCTGACGAGCTTTAGTCTCAGTAACCCCAGCGGCCCTAAGGCGTTCTGCGGTTTGACGGCCGATGGTGCCAAATCCGGTTTCTGCGGCTATGCCGCCGATCCGGGCTGCTCCCAATCGTTCACGTTCTTCAAATATAGATGTGGCTCTCTCCGGGTCCAAGTAATAGGCAGTTATGTCACCTTCGTTGATTCCATAATAGGCAGATAGTTGGTCACGCACTTCGCCGGTTGTTGCTTGGGCGGCTTCTGATGCCAAGGCGACACGGTTGGTGAACTCTGCGACTGATACGTCGCCGGCGATGAGGTCTCCGAAGTCGGAGGGGTCGTCGTAGAAGCTGGCTGGCATTCCGTATTGGTGGAGTGTTTGGGCGTAGGACCGTTCGAGGGCGACGTAGGTTTCTTCGCTGACGGCTCGTCCCAGGTCGGCTAGTTGCTGCATCCCTGGGAACCGCGTCTTGTACGGGTCGGATTCACGGACCTGCGCCCACACGGCTTCCATGTCGCCGGTACGAACCCAAGCGTTTACAAGGTCTAGCGATGGGTCATCCAGTAGCGCCTCCAGACCGAAACTGCGTAAGGCGTCCCGCATGATGCCGGTAGCGGTCGTGTTGTCGTCGCCACCGCCGAAGCCGTCATCGAAGCCACCGCCGAACTGGTCGCCACCGCCGAAGCCGTCATCGAAGCCACCCTGGTCGCCACCACCGAAGCCGTCATCGAAGCCACCACCACCGCTGAACCCATGTGAAGCGGTATACGCGGGATCTATTGGAACGCCGTAATCAAGCGGGTTGCCTTGGGCGTCGATAGGCACCCAGGCCTCCAACCCGGCTTCTGTCCGCAGAAACGGGTTCGTGCCGCCACCAGCCAACTGGCCCATCGTCCGAGCAGCCAGATTGGGTATCCGCTGTTCAACTTGAACGGCCTCTTCTGGGGTGACGACTCGACGTTCCGCATCCGGGTCATCCTTCAACGCTTCTTCGTGCAGCCGGTCGTATTCGGCTTGAACGTCAGCAACCGTCGCCGTGTAATAGGTGCCGGCGTGCCGCTCCTCCAACACCTGAGCGACCGCTTCCTCAGCAGACAAGCCTTCTGCATCCATGATTGCTTCCAGATCAACGGCGGTGCGCTGCCCCTCAAACTTGGGCTGGAATACTTTGCCGGTGATGATGTCTATAGCCATTAGCCCAACCCCCCGAACTTGCGGCCAATAAAGTCAGCGAACGACCTCGCCTCACCCTTCGCCTTATCTGTTCTCTCCCACAACGGCCTCGTCTTCGCATCAGTACGGATGTATTGCCCGACATCGGCAATCGTCAACATCGACGTACCGTCAACACCCGCCCCGTACAGGAACGGCTGGTACTTCTCATCGTTGACGAAATCAATACCCGACGGGTCCAACAACTCCAAGTGTCGGGCAATCTCCGCCCGGTACGGGGACAGAATCTCCTGCATCGTGTAACCCTTGTCGAGACGATCTGTGAGCATCGGAAATGTTGACTTGGCTAGCCGGGAGAACTCTGCGCCGAGGCTTTCCGCTGATTCATCACCCAAATACAGTTTCTCCGCCCAGCCTTGACGGGACTCGTCTGTCAACAAATGCCCAACCATGTAGTCGTCGGCCAAGGCGTTGACGGCAACCAGGTTGTCTTCAACCATGCCGCCGGCGGCACCAGGCTCCCAGTTGGCTTCCAGCAACATGTTTTGGCCGACCTCGTAAGACGACCACTGTTCTATGTAGGAACGGCGGGCGATCTGGTTGACCCGTGCAGCGTCAAGAACCAGCCCGAGGCTTTGTGCCGCCATGCGGATTTTGTCGGCTTCGGTGTCGATCAGGACGCCGGCGGCTTGCGGGTCGATTGATTCAAGGGACTGCAACTCGCGTGCCCTCGGCAGCGTTTCAACGGACCAGTCGGTTTGGCTGATCGCCTGCTGAAGTTTCAGCATGTCCCAGCCTTCGACGGATGCTTTGCGGAGAATCTCAGCCACCTCGAACAAGGCGTCGGCCGGGTCGGTGGTGAGGAACCGTGCCCCGTACCCGAATGATGCAGCGTATGATCCCAGGTCAACCGGTTCGAACGGCGGCGTGTCGCCTACTGGGTCGGGTGGTGGGTCGGCAGCAGGGGGTTCTGGCACAGTCAGCGTCGATGATGCCTCACGGGCCTGCGACCCAAAGTCGTACTGCGGATGCCCCGCACCGGGTTCGTCAGCGGCAGCAGGGGGTTCTGGCACAGTCGGCGTCGATGGTGCCTCACGAAGCTGCGACCCAAAGTCGTACTGCGGATGCCCCGCACCGGGCTGATCGGTCAAAGCAGGGGAGGCGTCCACGAACTGGTCGCGCTCTGTGCCTGACGGGAAATCGTCTTCCGAATATCTACCAGACCCCTTCACCCATCCTGCGGGATCGGCGTTTAGAGCGTCGAGGCTCTGCTGCGCTGCGACCAAGGCATTCTTGGCCTGGTCCATTCGAGCCTGCGCTGTTGAAACGTCCTCAGCGGTTCTCGGCCCTGACACGTCGGGGACGTTGCCTTCCACCCAATCAACTACAGCTCCTAAGCGTCTATAGATGATAAAGGTTTCAGCGGCATCGCCCGGCGGCACTTCCCATTCGCCGGTAACCGTGTTGAACGTCTGGTTGCTGATGTCCAGGTCGTACCCAGCGGACCGCAATAGTTCAACCAACCGGTCGTAGGCGTCCCTAACCCCGTCGTCGCCAGCATCGACGCTTCGAACGTCCAGCGTTGAGTTGCGCCCGAACCGCTCCAGCATGTCGTCTAGATGTTCGCCTAGTTCCTGCTGCGCTCCCGTTTGGGTGTTCGCCTCGGCTTTCGCTGCCGAAGCAATGTCAAGCCTGCCGATAGCGTCTACGAATACTGCATCAGCCTCACTGATAATCCCTTCCAGACGTTCCCGTTCTTCTTTGGCGGCGTCTTCAATGGTGAATAGCACAGCAAGGGTGCCTGCTTCGCTCACGACCGGCCTCCGATGATCTGTTCAAACATTCGCATCGTGTTCGACATGGACCGGTTCGCAGCCTCCGACGGAGAAACAGCCTTGAACCTGGCTTCCACATCAGCGACATTCGGTGACGACGCCTCGTCGCCCTCCAATGTCCGAAACACCTGAACCGCCAACTGCCGCTCCCCCGACGTGGCGTCACGACCAAACACGTTCTTTGCCGCAGTATCCGCGTAAGCTCCGATTTGCGCCTCCGTGTACCGACGCGTCACCTCAACTTCGGGTTCCGGCATGTCCATTACCGGCAACGCATCCTTCGACAACGGGTTCATGCCCTGCGCTGCGAAGAAACCAACAGCCTGATGCAACGCAGATTCGGCCCGGCCTCGGTTGTGGATGTCTCCAGACTTGGTTCCTGTCGTGTAGAACCCGGAAGTGAACAGGCGTTCGTGAACGGCACGCCGATTCGCTTCGGTCATATCAAAATACGCCTCGTACACGTCACGCACCGTCAACTCGGGAACGTCGGTCGTTTCAGTCGAGGTCGCCATGCCATACGGCGTTGAGAACTCGAGGCCCTGCGTTGTCGTCTCTGTTGTAAACGTGATCGCAGTCGCCGGGTCCATGCCGGACCCGCGGGCGAACTGATCTAAAGGATCATCCAACCCACTTGAGGCCCCGGGGACTACCGACACAG